GGGCACGACGACGGTCTGGACAGCGCACCGTTTCAAGGTGGCGCGGGAGACGTTCAACGAGATGCGGGCGTGGGCGAAGTCCTCGCAGCTGGCCCCGCACATCGACTATGACGACATCACCACGGGCGCCGGGAATGAGTGCATCCCGTTCCGCAACGGCTCGCGGATTGTGTTCGCGGCCCGGGAGCGGGGCGCGGTCCGCGGGTTCACGAAGGTGCGCCGCCTGGTGCTCGATGAGGGCCAGATCCTGACGGAGATGGCGATGGCCGACCTGGTGCCGACGATGAACCAGGCGGTCAACCCGCAGATCGTGCTGATGTGCACGCCGCCGAAGCCGTCGGATCCGTCCGAGGTCGTGACGCGGCTGCGGGCTGACGCGCTGGCCGGTGAGAGCACCGGCGTGCTGTACGTGGAGCTGTCGGCCCCGGCGGGCTGTGATCCGGGTGACCGGGCGGCGTGGCGCAAGGCGAATCCGTCGTACCCGAAGCGGACCCCGGCGAAGGCGATCCTGCGGATGCGCAAGCTGCTGAGCCCGGAGGATTTCATGCGCGAGGCGCTGGGTGTGTGGGACGCGGCTGGCGGTTCGTGGGATGTGATCGCTGAGGATGCGTGGGGCGCGGCGGCGCTGGCAGGTGCGCGGATGTGAGCGAGGTCGCGCTGGCCGCAGAAATCTCGCACGGCTGCGTGTGCCATGGCCAGGCCCGCAGGCACTGCTCGATCGTGGCGGCCGGGCGCGAGGCCGGAGGTTCCCGGATCCTGGTGGACCTGTTCTGGTATGAGCACCCGCGCGGCGCGATAGCCCGTCTGGCGGAGCTGGTCGCCGCGCATGATCCGGTAGCGGTGATCGTGGATGGCCGGTCGCAGTCCGCGACATTGCCCCGCGCGCTGGCCGACGCGGGGATCGTGGTGACCCAGCCGGGGACCGCTGACGTGGCGGTCGCCCACGGCGAGTTTCTCGATCTCGTCAACGGCGGGGGCCTGATCCATCTGGATCAGCCGCCGTTGACGGCGGCGGTCCGCGCGGCGCAGCAGCGGCCCCTGGCGGGTGCCGCGGCGTGGGAGCGGAAGGTCGCTGTTGATCAGTCGCCGCTGGTGGCCGCGACGGAGGCCGTGTGGGGCTTTCTGCGGTGGGAGGAGCTGGCCGCGCCGGGCGTATTCGTGATCTAGCTGGGCTAGTTCGGCCTGACGAACTCGTCAACGACGATGACCTGGAGCGGTGGCGGGGGCTTGCGGTGGGTCGCCGTGAAGCCGCAGACGGGGCACTGCCATATCTCGGAGTCCTGATCTTCCGCCTTGAACTCCATGTCGGGGTAGGGCCGGGGGCACTCGCCGCAGCGGGAGATGATCCGGCCCTCGTCGTCGCGCCTGACTCTGATCTCAGCCATGTCCGCCTCGCCGCCCGTAGTCGTACCAGCGGACGTTCCGCAGCGGGATGCACCGCCCGGAGCGGTCAGTCAGCTCCAGTTCCAGCCGCTCTTTGCCGATGGTCATTCCCAGGACCTCAAAGGTTTCCGTCTGGCCGTCCCGCCACTGGACGTCAACGGCATATGGGCGGCGTGGATCATCATCCATATCCGCAGGCTACGCGGGGAGTTCATCATGCGCGCGTCCGTCCTGCTGCTGCTGTGCTCCCTGGCCGGGGTGCTGGCCGGTGGCTGGCTGACTGGCCGTGTCGGGTTCGGCCTGTGCGTCATCGCTGACAGCGTCGCGGTGGGCGTGTTCGCGCTGCGGCGTGATGATGGCGTTCCGGCGCCGCCGCTGCAGGATCTGCAGCCTAATGCGTGGGCGGTGGCCGGGACGGTGCATGACGTTCTGGAGCGCGCCCGGGCGGCCTCGTGAGCGCCCCACCCAGCGACGAGATCACCGGGACGCACCAGTGCTGGTGGCGCGGCATGGCCGAGGGCCTGTCCGCGACGCTGGCCGAGCTGGACAACGAGAGCCAGACGTCCGCCCTGCGGGAGATGCTGCGCGGCGAGACGAAGCGGCGGCGGGCCGCCGAGCATGAGGCGATGATCTGGCAGCACCGCGCCGAGCAGGCGGGGTGGACACCGTGAGGCTCTGGGACCAGCTGGCACGTCGCGCCGGGTACTGGGAGGGGATGGCCAGCGGAGCGGCCGTGCTGACCACCTCCTACGGCTCCCCGGATCACGAGGCGGTCCTGCCGCAGTTCACCGCCTGGGCGCAGAAAGCCCACGCGGGCAACTCCGTGGTTTTCTCCGCGTTCCTGATCCGCATGATGCTGTTCTCCGAGGCCCGCCTGTGCTGGCAGGCCCTGGACGACAAGCACCTGTTCGGCAACACGGACCTGTCGATCTTCGAGCACCCGTGGGGCCCGGACAGCATCACCGGGAACCTGCTGGCCCGGATGGAGCAGGACGCGGGCCTGGCCGGGAACGCCTACATCTGGGCGCCCCCCGGCGAGGGCAGGCTGGTGCGGCTGCGCCCGGACTGGACGACGATCATCAGCGAGCTGGTGGCGGTCGAGAACGGCACCGGCAAGCCGGGGTATTACCGGGACAAGATCGGGTACTGGTTCGAGCCGCCGAAGGGCGTCACCGATCAGGGCAAGGGCTTTTTCGTGCACGCCGCCGAGGTGTGCCACTGGGCGCCGGTCCCGGACCCGCAGGCCGACTTCCGCGGCATGTCGTGGCTGACGCCGATCGTGCGCGAGGTCGCCTCCGACGACGGCCTGACCCAGTACAAAATCCGCTACCTCGAGAACAGCGCTTCGCCGAATTTGCTGATCAAGTACGCGGCGAAGCTGCAGGACGCCACCGTGGACAAGATCCGCGAGCGGATGGCGGCCCGGCACGGCGGCGTGGACAACGCGTTCAAGACCCTCGTGCTCGACCAGGGCGCCGACGTGACCGTGATCGGCAACTCGCTGGCGCAGATGGACTTCTCCAACGTCTCCGCGGCGGGCACGGAGCGGATCCTGGCCGCGTCGATGGTCCCCGGCGTGCTGGTCGGCCTGGAGCCTTTGCGCGGCGCGGGCAAGGGCTACCTGGAGTCGATGCACAAGTTCGCCGATCTGTGGGCCCGCCCGCAATGGCGCTCAGTGTGCGGGGCGCTGGGCCAGCTGGTGACCGTCCCGGCGGGGAACCGGCTGTGGTTCGACACCGCGGACATCGCCGCGCTGCAGGACGCCGCGATGGAACGCGGCCAGACGGCGCTGGTGAACATGCAGGCGATCCTGACCGCGCGCCAGGCGGGCTACACCCGCGAGTCGATCACCGTGGCGGTCACCTCGGGTGACATCACGAAGCTCAAGCCGGACCCGGCGGCCAGCCCGCCCGCGGGCCAGCCGGTGCAGCACATGCTGCCGCAATCCCAGCCGGGCGCGACGGCCAGTCCGCTCCCGGCGGGCACCCAGGCCCGGCTGCCGCTGGGCTCGGTGAGCCCCGGCGATGGCGGCAACGGCACCCGCCCGGCGCCGCAGCTGTCCGCGGGCCGCCGCTCGGCGGATCTGAACGGCCTCGATGAGCTGGACCTGGACGACCTCGACGATGGCGAGGACATCGATCTGGATGACCTGCTGGCCGACGCGGACTCTGCGGCGGCTGACCTGGACGGCCCCGGCGAGGCGGTGCGGTTTAACACGAGCCATATGGGCGCCGGGTCGCCGAAGGGCGGCCAGTTCGCACCATCAGGCGGCGGCGGCTCGTCCGGGTCCAAGGGCGCCACCGCCGCGAAGGGCACCACGGCTAAGCCCGCGTCGCACGGCCCGGACACCACCGGGGCCCCGGCGCCCCCCGGCGGCGGCCACGCGGCGCAGAAGCAGGCGCTGCACGCCCGCGCCGAGGCGGACCGCGCGCAGGCCCGGGTGCTGGAGAAGCACCTGCACGCCCTGCACGCGCAGATGAAGGCGCAGGTTGCGGCGCATCACAAGGCGGTCGCGGCGGCGAAGGCGGTGGCGCACCACGCCAAGCCGGGCCACCCGGTGCACCACCGCAAGGCGGCGAAGCACCATCACCGCAAGGCCCGGTCGCTGCACGCGCGTATCGCGGCGCTGCGGACGAGGATCCGCAGCCTGCTGACCCAGGCCCGCCAGCTCGACGCGCAGGCAGCGAAGCTGTGATGGCTGGCCCCCACGGCTACGTGCACGGATGGATCAAGGTCGGGGGCGTTAAGACGCCCGTGGACAGTTATCCCCCCGACGTTGAGTTCATGAAAACTGAAGATATCGGCAAGCTGACTTCTGACCTGGAACCCAGCAAGACAGTCGAGCAGAGATACCAGAGCAAGACCGCCGACGCGACCCAGGCCCAGCTTGACAAGGCGATCACGAAACGCGGCTGGCATCCAAGTCCCGTTGAGGTGCTCAACGGGGAACGGCTGACGAACGGCCATCACACATATGCGGCAGCGCGTGCCCGCGGAGTGAGTCACCTCCCCGTTCGTCATTACCGGAGGGCGAAGCGGGTGGATGAGCGCGGCGCGGTCCGCATCGGCGGCCAGGTCACCAACCCGGGCGGCACCGAGCGCCTGCACGAGTACTGGGTGCACGGCGAGGGCGCCGCGAAGATCCGCTGGGGGACCCCGGGGGATTTTTCGAGGTGTGTCGATCACCTCGGCAAGTTCATCAAGGACCCGCAGGGCTACTGCAACCTGGCCCACCACGCCGCGCTCGGCATCTACCCCGCGACCCACGCGAAAGAGATACACGCCGGAAGGGCGGCCATGGCTGACACGAAGGCGAAGCCCTACGGCGACGTGAAGTATGCCGACCCGAAGAACGGCAAGTACCCGGTCGACACCAAGGACCACGCGATGGCGGCCTGGTCCTACATCAACATGCCGAAAAACGCCGGGATGTACCCGATGAACGGCGTCACGCTCTCCGAGGTGA